ACAGTACCACATTCGAATTCCAAGCGGTAACAGAACAAACATTCAGTCATATCGCATGGGGCAAAGGTCATCCATTAGAAGGCGAACCCATGGTCATGCGTGACTACCAAGTGGAAGTTATTAATAACTTCTTGGCCAATCCACAATGCATACAGGAGATTGCTACCGGTGCTGGCAAGACTGTGATCACAGCTGCCTTAAGCAATGCCGTGGCACCGCATGGACGTACCATCGTTATTGTTCCAAACAAAAGTCTAGTGACACAAACAGAAAAAGACTACATAAACATGCAACAGGATGTGGGTGTGTTCTTTGGAGACCGCAAAGAGTTTGGTCGCCAGCATACCATCTGCACTTGGCAAAGCCTGAATGTGCTATTAAAGAACACAAAGAACAGCGTGGGTGACGTCACCATACAAGAGTTCTTGGAAGATGTAGTATGCGTTATCGTTGATGAAGTGCATATGGCCAAGGCCGACGCATTGAAAACCCTATTGACCGGTGTCATGAGCCGTGTGCCGTTACGCTGGGGACTCACAGGAACTGTGCCCAAGGAACCGTATGAATTCCAAGCACTCAAGTGTAGTCTTGGTCCAGTTATCAATCACCTCAGCGCCAGTGAACTACAGGATCGTGGTGTGTTGGCACAGTGCCATGTGAATGTGGTACAGTTGGTAGACCATGCCGAGTTCACCAACTACCAAAGCGAGCTAAAGTTCTTGTTAGAAGAACCCGATAGACTCAAGACCATGGCTGGCCTGATAGCACAGGTAAACGCCACAGGTAATACACTTGTGCTGGTAGACCGTGTGGCCGCAGGACATGCACTAGCCGCACTGTTAGGCGAAGCGGCAGTGTTTGTGTCAGGAGCAACCAAAGCAAAGGCGAGACAAGATGAATACGATGAGATTAGCATCAGTAGTGGTAAGATTATTATTGCTACCTATGGCATTGCTGCTGTTGGTATTAATATTCCTAGGATATTCAATCTTGTGCTTATTGAACCGGGTAAATCCTTTGTCCGTGTTATCCAATCAATCGGGCGGGGTATTCGCAAGGCCGAAGACAAAGACCACGTGGAGATCTGGGACGTGACCAGCACCTGCAAGTTTGCAAAAAGACACCTGACCAAACGCAAAGTGTTTTATCGAGAAGCCAACTATCCATTCACCCAAGAGAAGCTAGAATGGAAATAAAAGGTCGCAATTCTGCCCAACACTTGCTATACTAATACTATGAGAATACTAACACTAGACAATACAGCATTTGATCTTGATCACTTGCCCGAAGAAGTGGATGATATGAGATTTGCCATCCTGGACAACTCAACTCCACAAGATCCAGACTATCACTACATACCCTTGATCTTTCTGGAGAGTTTTACTGCACCGGCTTTGGTATTACGTATTGGTGAAAATAGGATACGCATGCCTGTGGATTGGCAAATCTTGATTGGAGAACCCGACCTAGGCGACCTAGAAGTATTACCTCTTACTGCTATCAATGATAGAGGATTCAAAGCATTCCAGTTCAATCCACTTACCAGTTTCCGTCCCAGCTTCTTGGATATTGAAATCGTGGATGTGTATCAAGAGATGTCTTGGTATGCTCCTAAACTCAAGAACGGACAGATGTTGTGTGTGCCAGTAACTGAAGGTGATCGACCCGACTGTGTGTACTTTGTCAAGGACATTAGCCGCAACTGTGAAATTGTAGATTATAACAAGGCTTGGTAATATGGGCACACTTACACCCGGAGCAACATACATATACGAACGCAATGGCGATACTGTATATGCTAGAGAGTTTGGTGCAGATCCTGGCACAAGAAAAGAGATAGGTTGGGATTATGATCCTAACAATCCTGGCAGACATGAACGCCAAGAACGGCTGAATGCGCTAAGAGATGATCAGCTATGGCATAAAATTAGACTGGCGGCACGGGACAATATCACACTACAAGATGCATTGGATCGTGTGATAGAACTATATTATTTGAGTAAAGACGATGGACAAACTTAGTATTGGCAATGAAATGGCCCAGTTCGATAGCAAGAATCGACAGTTCTTTGATGAGCTCACTGATGAGGAAAAGAAAAAGTTCAGCCCATTCCTCATGATACGATATGGCAGTTCAGTATCGGGCAACCGAGACCTACAAGAGTTTTACTTGATAGCCACAAACGAACGCTTGAACAAAAAGTTCTTTGCTGTGAATACTGCCCAGCATAAAAAACTACAGTGGCTCATGGCCACCACAGTGAGTCCAGGACTGGGCAACTTTAGACACAACTGGATTGCACCCAAAAAGAAAGAACCCGGTGCAGGCAGTGTGCGCAAACAGTTGATGGAACTATTTCCACACCTAAAGGATGATGAAATAGCGTTATTGGCCGAGATAACTACTAAAAAAGAAATTGATACATACTTACGAGAATTAGGACAGGAGAAAACAAAATGATGGGATTTTTTAAAAAGAAACAGGTAGCCAGGTTTCCTGAACACAAAGCGATTGTATTCGGCGGCTGGCGTTATGCTCCACAGCCAGACATCACTGCGTTTGAAATGGCTTTGTTAGCACCAGTGTTTGGCTCAGTCATGCATAGGCAAGATATCAAACCTTACATAGAACAAAACAACCTAACCAGACACTTCCAACCGCAGGGCGAATGAACACTTGTCAGTACTGTAAAAAAGACTTTGTGAAAGAAGCAAGCCTGGCTGTACATTCGTGCGAGCCACGTCGCCGTAGGCAAGAACAAAACGAAGCAGGAGTGCGATTGGGATTCCAGGCTTATCTCAAGTTCTATGAACTCACACAAGGTTCAGCACGTCTCAAAACATTTGATGACTTTGCTGACAGTCCGTACTACAAAGCATTTGTGCGGTTTGGAAGATATTGTGTAGATATCCGTGCTATCAATCCGGCCAGGTTTGTTGAGTGGGTACTCAAACAAAACAAAAAAATCGATCATTGGTGCAGAGATACTGTATACACTGAATACCTGATTGCGTATTTGCAAGTGGAAAATGTCAATGATGCCCTGGCTCGTGCCATGGAGTTTGGACTAGATTGGAATGAAAAGACTGGCAATCCACCTGAACATTGCCTACGTTATGGCAACACCAATAGCATGGTTTATGCCGTCACGACTGGTAAGGTCAGTCCTTGGGTGATTTACAACAGTGATTCAGGACAAAAATTCCTCGGCGAACTAGATGCCACACAGGTGGCCATGATATGGCCCTACATTGATGCAGACATATGGCAGAAAAAATTCCGAGACTATCCAGCAGATCAAGAGTATGCTAGAGATATATTACAAAAGGCCGGTTGGTAATGAGCGCAGATATTGATTTGGACTTTGCCGACAGAGAACAAGTTTTAAAACTTATCAAGGCCACCCCAGCACATCAGGTACACCAAGGACAAATACGCAGACACAATTCAGGTGTGTATGTCACAGACATACCATATGATCCTGTCAATGCCTGTGCGGCTATAGATTATGAAACAGCAGAAACACGTGGATACTTCAAGATAGATTTATTAAACATGACGGTGTATCAACTGATTCGAGATCCTGAACACTATCGAGCTATGTTGGATCAAAAGCCTGATTGGCAACGTCTTTGGACGGATACGGATTGGGCACGACAACTGGTTCATGTGGGAAATTATGCTGAGTTGTTGAACACCATGCGTCCTGATTCGATACCAAGAATGGCAGCTTTTATCAGTATAATAAGACCGGGTAAAGCGCACTTACAAAATCGTCCGTGGGCAGAGGTGTTTGAAACTGTTTGGGATGGTGATAGTAGCCGTGGATTTGTGTTTAAAAAGGCCCATGCTGTTGGCTATGCGGCCTTGGTAGCATTACACATGAACTTGCTCAGTCAAGACGTCGTACCAGCGTGATTGATTTACGCTTGGATTTTTTACGGGCCATTTCAAGCAAGCTACAAACAGGCCCATGTAGCACAGTCAAGTCTTTGTTGATAAAAGTGCGCAGGCAAGGGCGGAACTGATCCCATTCTGTTTTGAGGAATATGTTGATGGGTATGCTCCTGTTGCTTTCCCACCACCAAATGTTGGCTAGTTCTAAAAAACGACGCTTGTCTTCCAGATCCAGTATGCTGCCAAAGTCGTAAATGGTGGTAACAATTTCGTCTTGATTTTGTATGATTCCCACATATTCTGTAGTGGCATACACGCAGAGAGAAATAAACGGGTACTTGTCAGCAAGTTTGGTAAAAATATCGTTACCCATAAATATTATATAATAAATTGATCACGAGATATTTACCAAAAATGAATCCAACCCAAATGAATGAGTCACCAGATGACGCAACCGCTAAATAGTATGTATGTACTCAACTACCCTATATCTATATCAACAAAT